CCTTTGCAATGTGGGCTGGTGCTTGGCAACTCACCACCACGCAGCTGTTGCAAGTTTCTGGGATGGCCCAGACCAACACTCTGATTTATGTGGTCCATCATCGTGAGGATTGGGATGGCATCACTGATGCCCGGATTGGCGATCGGCAATATCATATTGGCACGATTGCCAAGGACGCGACCAATCTCCCCATGAGTTATGACCTAGTGACACTGGAGGCGGTGAGCGAAAATGGATGACGTTTCCGGGATGTTCGATAAGTGGCTGGATCAGGTCGAAAAGTCCACGCAGTTGAGTGTGGAGGACAAGGCCAAAATCACCGGCGCTGGTGCGCAGGCATTTACCGACGTCCTGCAAAAGAACACTCCCCGGTCTGACATCACTTACACCAAGGGGCGTTCTGCCGGGCACGCCAATGCCAAGCATCGCAATAGCCATCGTAAGACCAAGCATTTGGCCGACAGCATTACCCATCGTGACGGATATACGGCAGACAAGCTGCATACCGGCGATACTGACGTGGGCTTTGAGGATCATTACTATGATTTTTTGGCCCGCATCATCAATGATGGCAAGCACAACATGTCGCCAAAGCAAGTATCCGAGATGCATTTTGTCGATAAGTCACAAGCCGAAGCCAAGGACGATGTAACCAAGGCCATGGGTAATGCGGCCCGTGACGTGTTGGGCGGTGATAAGCAGTGACCGCCGTCATGGAAGTTGAGAACTTGTTGCGAGGCGCAGGAATTCCTGGCGTTGATGGTGTGTACGATACGTTGCTTACACCCAGCCAGCAGGCGTCTGTTAAGACAACAGACATCCTGGTTACTGATGTCAACGAAGTGTATGGAGAATACGGATCAGATGCGAGTACCACCAAGCTTCGGACAGTGGCACTCAATATATTTTATGGCATTGGTTCCAAAGCCAATGCGGACACCGTGGAAGACTTCCTGGTGTCCTTTTTGTCGCTGCATGGCTGGGCGTGCGTATATTCTCCTGGGCACACCGTTGATCCTGATACCAAGCAGCTGTCAAAAGCCATGCAGTTTACCGATTTATCAAATCGAAAGGAAGTTGAATAAATGGAATTACGAGGCTTAGCGGACTTTATCCTGTGCATGCTGGATAACAACGGTAAGGCCATTACCGATCCAGACAAAGGGCTGAGCACGAACGGCATCTTTAAAGTTGACTTGAATAGCTCTGCCGGTGCAGTGCAAGCAAATATCACAGGCCTGAGCACCACGCCTGAGAAGGTATACGGCTCCAACGCCGTAGCTGAACAGAACATCGGGACGATCCAGCCCCAAATTGCTCTGACGGCCAACGACATCCCGCATGATGTATATGATAAGCTGGCTGGTTTGACTGAGGATGCGACCAATGGCGGCTATGCTGCCCGGTCAGGCACCTTGGTTCAAGGCGGTGTTATTGTCCACAGCCAAAACCGGGAAGGCACAATTGACGCATACTTTGCATTCCCATTCGGCGTATTCACCCCCGGCGAGCTGAATATTCAGACCAACCAACAGAATCCAACTGTTGTCCACGATGCCCTTACGTTATCTGTGCAGGCACGGCCCACCGATGCACTGGTTTATCAGAAGTTCTATTCTGACGAAGATAAATTCGACTACGAAAAGATGCTCGAATACGTTTTCCCGGGATATTCCTCTGGTGACCCGTCAAAATCGTAACCCCGTCCGGTGTGGCTGACACACCGACTGTTGGCGGGGTAACCGTAAACGCAGGCTAGCACCACGAAAGGATGATTAATTACATATGGCAAACACAGGTGTGGATCGCACCAACCAGTATCTCAAAGCCTTGAAAAAGGACGGCACGTTTGTTGCTGCCGGCGATAAAGGCGCCAAGAGTGTGGACATCGTTGGTCTTGACCCCGGCACCAAGGTTGCTGACGGAGATTACCAAGTCGTCTATGACCAGGACAACGCCAATAAGCTGTCCAGCAATGCCAGTGACCCAGCTGATGTGCCTGGCTTTTTGGCGATGAGCCTGCCCAGTCCACCCACGATTACGGCCACCGCTGGCGACAGCAAAGTGACCGGTACATATACTGACCCAGCTGATGATGGCGCACCGTCCAGCGGCAGCAGCGATATTACCAAGCGACATGTTGAGTACAGCACCGATGGCAAGACTTGGACGACGCAGGATATTGACGCAGCCGGCAATTATGAGGTGGACAAGCTGACCAACGGCACCGCGTATCAGTTTAAGGCGACCGCCGAAAATGCGGTTGGCATCAGCCCGGACAGTGCCGTCGTTAATGCTACGCCGTTTGTGGCAGTGACTGGCGTAACGCTTGACCACCCGACGCTGTCCGTCGGCGTCGGCAAGACTGCCAAGCTGACCGCAACCGTCGCACCAGATAATGCGACCGATAATGCAGTGGCTTGGTCCGTAGCCGACAAGACGATCGCCACCGTTGGTGATGATGGCACGGTGACCGGCGTCAAAGTTGGCACAACCGACGTAACTGCAACATCTCATGCAGACGGCAAGATTACCGCTGTATCCCATGCGACGGTGACTGCATAGTGTGCTGAGAGACCGTTTCTAAGTCTCTCAAATATTTATTGATGTGTAACTGACCACTACGGTAGTCAGGGTGGGCATGGTGGCATAGGAGGTTGACGATTTGAAATTTGTACAAATTAATGCATCAGTGATTGGCATCGAAAAGCCAGTGCCAGTGGCACTGACCCAAGGTAATGTCCGCCGATCCATGGCGATGATGCGGGGACTAGCAAAAGCAGAAGTCAGCGCTGAAGAACCGCAAAAACATACGGCTGCTGACCAGGACGATTCGGACATCGATGTGCAGGCAATGCTTACATCATTTGATAAGCAGTTGCAAATCGTTGATGACATCAACAACTACGTCGTGGATATGCTCAAGCTCACCAAACGGCAGCAGGGCAAGCTGGATGATGTCACCATTGACGATTTGAGTGAGCTGGCGGCCCATATTGCGGCCGCAGTTTTAGGGTTTGAAGAAAAGGAGCCGACCGAGGAGGACAAGAAAAGCGACGGCGAGTGACCTCGTTGCCGAATGGGATGAGCAGATTGAAGACTTTGATTATGCCGAGCAGCAGGCGATGGTGTATCTCCATATTCTGCCCGAGGAATATGAAAAATCAGACTACGTCCGAATGAACGAGGTATTGCAAGCCAAAGCTAAGAAGGATCGGCCCGTTGATGCCTTTACGTTTATGCAATCGCAGCGCGACAAGCCGCGAAAATTTCAGAAAGGAGGTAAATAATGGCAGGAAAAATTCCGGCTGGTGAATTTAATACACGATTCACAGTTGACGGCTCACAGCCAGTTGAGACCCTTAAACAGATCAAATCCGAGGTGTCATCTCTAACCGCTGGTTGGAAAGCACAGGAAGCACAACTGAATTCCGCTGGCGATGCTGTCGGTGCAGCTCAGGCAAAGTATGATGGGCTGTCTAATGCCGTCAGCAAGCAAAAGGACTACATCAGCCAACTGACATCCCAGCAAAAGCAGCTGGACACGTCCACCAACGAGGGCGCCGAAAGCTACGCCAAGCTGGAGCGGCAAATTGCCACCGCCACCACGCGGATTAACTCCATGACGGCGCAGCAAGACCGGGCCAAGCAGTCTCTGTCTTATCAAAAGTCTGGTCTGGCCGAATTACAGTCGCAGTATCGGCAGATGACCCAAACATCGGCATCTTATGTCGCTCGGTTGGAAGCCGAGGGCAAAGTGCAAGAGGCCAATACTGCTAAGATGGGCGGTTACCGCAAAGCCATCTCAAGTTTGAACAGCCAGCTCAAGGCCCAGGAATCCGAGCTCAACCGGATTGCATCCGAGTCAGGAAAGACCAGTGATGCTTATCAGAAGCAAGAAGTCCGAGTGAACGAGACCGCCACCGCTTTGGCTAAGACCAAAACCGGCATGAATGATTATGCTGAGTCTATGCGGAAGGCTAATCCGTCGGTCTTTGACAAGATTCGGGAGCACGTCACTGCCACTAATAAGGAAACCGAAAAAGGCGGCGGCTTGCTCAAGAAGTTTGTCGCTGGCGGCGTGATTAGCAATGCCATCAGCAATGGCTGGTCCACCTTTACCAGCCAGATTAAGAGCACAGTGACCGAAGGTACTGCATTAGCCGAAGCTGGCGAACAGGCTGAACGTGTCTGGAACGAACTGGGAGTGAGCAATAAAGGTGCTGATGCCCTAGTCGCGCAGATGCGCAACTTGAAGAGCGAGACCAATTTATCAGCCGACCAGGTCAGCACCTTGCAGAAACGATTTTACGGCATGACCGGTAGCGTTAAGCAGACCGAGGCATTAACCACAGGTGTCGCCACTCTGGCCGACAAGTTGCGGTTGAACGGTGACGCCGCCAGCAGCATGGCCAAATCTTTGCAGCGAGCGTTTAACAATGGCACACTGACCACCGGCGTCTTGACTCGGATGGAAAACACCGCGCCCGGCTTAGGGAGTGCACTGGCAAAGGCATCTGGCCTGAGCGAGCAAGCATTTAATAAGATGGTTGCGTCGGGCCAGATGAGCAGCGCAAAACTGCAGGGCCTGATTACCAAAATTGGGTCCAGCAGTAAACAGACCTTTGCTGATTTCGGCAAGACCAGTGAGGGCGCTACCCAGGAGTTAAAGGGTGCCTGGCAATCCGCCGAAGCCACGCTTGCTAAGCCGCTGGTATCTGTGCAGAGCACTGGCATCAGCTCCATCGTTAATGTGCTCAAGTCGTCCGCCGTGACAGCACTTTTTACATCTTTGGGCAAGGCCATGGCGAATGTCGCCAAGGAAGCCAGTAATCTCCTAAACTATGTCGCTGCCCACCAAAAAGACATCGGCGGAATTGTGACCAGTCTTAGCAGCATCATCAAAGTGTTTGCTAACCAAATTTGGAAGACAATATCCGGCATCGTGTCGAGCATCGCGCAGAGCTTTGACTTAATGGGCAGTGGTGCCAGCAAAGCGGCCGATCCGTTGAAAAATGCCAATACCGCCCTGGCTAATGTTGCCAAAAACAAGTCTGGTATCCAGACCACGGCGAAAGTAATGCTGGGCCTCTGGGCGGCTGTAAAAGGCGGCGAAATTGCCGCCAAGGTTGCCAAAGGCGCGATTATGGCTGTGGGCACTGCCATGGACTTATTTGCGAAGCGTGCCCAGATCATGGCGGCGGCGCAAAAGGTATTAAATGTTGTTGCCGAAGCCAATCCGTGGGTCAAGCTGGCTATGGTCATCCTAGCCGTTGGCACGGCCTTGGTCGAGCTATACAAGCACAACGCCAAGTTCAAAGCGTTTGTGGATGGCATGGTTAAGGGCGTGCAACAGCTCTGGCAGGGCATGACCAAGTGGATTGGCAGCCTGGTCAAGTCATGGGATGGCGCCTGGAAGTCGATTTCAAAGGGCTGGAGCGGATTTCTGAAAACGATGGGAAATTGGGGCAAGTCTTTGTCGTCTGCCTGGTCCAAAATCTGGAACCCAATCAGCAAAGGCATGTCTGCAATCTGGAATGGGATAGTCAAGGTAGCTAAGGCGGGGCTAAATGTCCTTAAGACTGCTATCATCCTGCCAGTGGCCCTGGTTGTTGGCCTTTTTATTAAGGCCTGGCAGAAACTAGAGGGACCATTCAAGGCAGTCTGGAATGCCTTGGTTAAGTTTGTTAAACCGCCTCTGGATAACGTTGCAAAGACCGTTACGGGTGCTGCCAAATCCATCACCAACGCATGGGATAAGGCATGGAGCGGCATTTTAAAATTCTTTTCCACGATTTGGAACGGGCTAGTGAAAGTGACTGGTCAAGCCACCAACTGGATTACCAAGAACGTCTCGGCATTTCTACAAACCGTAGGTAAAGTCTGGAACAGCACTTGGAAAGCGATTTCTAGCTTTTTCAGCGCCATTTGGAATGGTATGGTTAAGTTTCTAACGCCGATCATCAACGGCATGGGGCAAGCCATCTCAAATGTGATTAATGGTATTAAAAAGACTTGGAATACAGTCTGGGGTGCCATCTCCAGCTTTTTCAGCACCATCTGGAACGACATGGTCAAGTTCTACTCACCGATTATCCACGGTATTTCCAGCACTATTGGTAGTGTGATTAAAGGTATCCAGACCGTTTGGAAAGACGTTTGGGGCTCAATCGGTAAATTCTTTGGTGGCATATGGGACGGCATTAAAAAAGCAGCCCAAGATGGCATCAATTTTGTGATTAATGTCATCCGCACTGGTCTGAACGCAGTCAATGGCGTATTGGGCTTTTTCGGGGTAAAAAAGGTTAGCCTGCCGCACTATGTTAAGTTTGCTCAAGGCGGCGAGGTGGGTAGTAACGGTGCCCGGCTTGCCATGGTTAATGATGATGGCACGGATAATTACAAGGAGTTGATCCACAAAAAGCGTACCGGCGAATGGCTGTACTCGGACAAGCGCAATACCGTTCTGCCGCTGGAGAC